AATCTATCCAACGATTTTCGGCTCCTGCAGACGTATTTTGCTTATCGATGCCAGGTAAAAAATTATATTCAATAAGGGCCATGGTCCCTGCTCCCTATGCCGTGTTAGTTTTGTAAGCCCAGCCTCTTGTTGCATCCACATACACTAATGTAAAAGCTTGACCGTTAGTGGTTAGTGTCAGGTTTGATGTACCTGTATTTATTGGTTGACTGTTTCTATTAACAATCAAGTTGTTAGAGTTAAAAGTTCCTCTTGCATCAATAAACGTAACCTCTGATCCCA